AGCCCGGCTCCTCTCTGCTGGGCTTTTCTCTATCTAACACTCATGAAAATCCTTATTGCGAGCATTTACCATTCAGATACAATTCAGTTGTAACTAACTAAGGAGAACTACTATGTGGACTAAACCAGCTGCTACAGAAATGCGTTTTGGTTTTGAAGTAACAATGTACGTAATGAATAAGTAATACATGTATTACAACGTTTAAATTTAAGGGGCTTAGGCCCCTTTTTTTGTAGTATAATTACAGGACCTATATAAAAATTTTACGAGATAATTAGCATGAAAAATATAAAAGACATGGTAAAAAACTTTTCTGAAAAAACAAATAAATCAAAAGCAAAGCCTAAACCTAAAGCTGAACCTAATGAAGAAATTCCAGGATTAGTGCCTGTTAATAAGTATGCAAGACCTTTTGAAGTTACGGGTACGGGTATTCTATTTCCTGATGGCACACTTCAAAAGACAGCACAGGGCGGAAGTGCAGTAATTGACCCTTCGTTATCTGCACAAGTACAAAAAAATACTGCAGATATTGCAAAAAATACAGATGATATAACACAAAGCTACACTAAAACACAAACAGATAGTTTACTAGATAGCAAAGCTAATGTTGGAGATTCTTATCTTAAAGTTGATACTTACAGTTCATCTGAAATAGACGGAAAGCTGTTTACTAAAGCAAACAAAGATGATGCCGTATGGACATCTAAAAATAATATTGCAACTATAACTCAAGAGAGTGTCTTTAAAGGCGACATAAATACTAATCCAACAGCAGCCGACGGATACTTTAATATTAAATCTCAAGCTCCTATAAATGCTGAAGGTCAACCAGACTATAGTGTTGCATATGGCATAAATATAGATTTAACTGAAGGTAACTCTGCAAAACACACTTTTAAAATAACTAATGATGAAGGCTCAATTTTTAGAATTAAAGGTGGAAGCAAACCAACAGGTTTCTATACGGGGGCAATAGAAAATGGTAGTAATTTAGTTAATAAAGAATATGTAGACAAAGCTGTTAAAGATGCAGGTGGTTCTGAACCTGTTATATATGTAGCAAAACATTCAGAGTCTATACCTATAGCCTTAAGCTCATCTACAAATGGACGTTTGTCTATGCAATACCAAGATGTAACAGAAGGTGACCCTAGTTGGCTAGTAACAGACGAATGGGGCGATCAAAAATGGACACCTACGATTGCAGGATGGTACAACATGACTTGGTCTTACTATTGGAAAGGACCATTTCATACTCTTAAGGGTAGTGTTTATTACAATAAAGGTTCAGCTACAGCAACTAATGAGCGGTTGAGTCAGTTCGCAGCAGATAAAAATGCAACAGATATCAAAGGTGTTCACTTGGAATGGTGGATAGGAACAGCCACTATACTGAAATACTTTAACGGGGTAGATGATAATTTACAAATAATATGGAACTTTGAAAGTAAAGGTGTTGATTTGTATGATAAAACTATCGTTCATGAGTCAAATAAATTTACAGCATTTAAAGTAGGGTAGATAAAAAATGAAATAAGTAGTATGATAGTAATACTGGGAACATAATCAACTTATCAAACTGCCCCAGCAGACGCATACACGATTGGTAAGTTATAACTTTGTATGGAGAAATCAAAATGGCAACAACTACATTTACAGGGCCAGTAGTATCTAAAAACGGCTTTCAATCATCAGGCGGTTCGTTCACAATTGACGGTACGACAGTAATCATGGAAAACTTACCTACATCTGACCCTTCTGTCGCAGGACAGCTATGGAATAACGCGGGTGCTCTAGCAGTATCAGCGGGATAAATGGACGAAGAGCCCAAACCAATCAGTAACGAAGAGCGCCTTGAGCAATTAAGGCGTTGGTTTGATGCATTAGGAGACTGTGTTTAATGGCAACCCCAAAAAAGAAAAAAGGAATGGGAATCAAAACTTCTGTTAAGTCAGGTAATTTTAGAAAGACTAAATCAGGAGCGGGAATGACAAAGAAAGGCGTTGCAGCCTATCGGAAAGCAAACCCAGGTTCTAAACTTAAAACAGCAGTAACAGGAAAAGTAAAGAAAGGTTCTAAAGATGCAAAGAGACGTAAGTCATTTTGTGCAAGGTCTGCAGGACAAATGAAAGACTTTCCTAAAGCTGCAAAAGACCCAAACTCTAGATTACGTCAAGCACGTAGAAGATGGAAGTGTTAATAGGAGAAAGTAATGGCAGATGATAAGAAAAAAAGTAGTCCTGAAAAAAATGTATTTGATAAATACATGAAGGATAATCCATTGTTTAAAGGTGCGGATAAGATTCAAAAACACCTTAAAGACAAACTAGAGAAGAAGGGCAAAAAGAAAACTAAGGAAATGAAAAAAGGTGGAAGCTGTAACACTAAAAAATATAAAAAAGGTGGGACTGTTAAGAAACATCGTGGTGACGGCTGTGTTATTAAAGGACGAACTAAAGGCCGCATGGTCTAATCAAGGAGAATTAAAATGGCTTTAGATAGTAATGGCAGAAAATTACCGCCGCTTGAAAAGAAAATGTCAGCTTATGAATTAAGAAATATTAAGCGACGTGATGACGCATCTGCAAAAAAAGCAACCAAAAAGATGGTTGAGAATAGAAACCCTCGAAAGAACACAGAATCTTTTTACACTTATAATAAACGAATAAATAAGTTAATTGCTAATAATAAAATAGATAGTAAACCTGAAGTAAAGAAACCTGAAGTAAAGAAACCTGAAGTAAAGAAACCTGAAGTAAAGAAAACTGAGGTTAAAAAAGCCACACCTTCTTTTGGTAAATCTTTTGCAGATGCTAGACGTGCTGGTAAAAAAACTTTTATGTACAATGGTAAATCTTACACAACTAAACGTGCAGATGATAAAGCTAAAACACCAATTAAAGCTAAAACACCAATTAAAGCTAAAACACCAATTAAATCTCAAGACACTAAGCTAAACCCATCTAATGCTCCAAGACCAGACTTTACATCTAAACGTGTAGAAAAAACAAATATTAAAAATCCTGTAAACAAAAAATCTACATTAAATAAAGTTAAAGATGCTATAGGTATGGGACGCCCTGCTACTAAGAAAGAAAAAATGGGTAGAAGTTTACAAAGAAAAGCTCAAGCTTCTATGGGATTTAAAAAAGGTGGTAGGATTGATGGCTGTGCAACTAGAGGGCTCACAAGAGCTAAAAGGTCTAGATAATGCGAGGTTGCCGAGGAATGGGTATTGTAAACCCTAAGAAGCTTCCTAAAGCAATGAAGAAAGGTGGCAAGGTAAAGAAGAGTGATTGTGGATGTTGTAGTCACTCAAAGACCAAAATGAAGAAGGGCGGAAGTGTTAAAGATGATTGTTACCATAAGGTAAAGTCATCATATAAAGTATTTCCAAGTGCATATGCATCTGGCGCTATAGCTAAATGCAGAAAAAACAAAGGTAAAAAATAGGAGAATATTATGGTAGCACCACTAGCAATAGCAGCAGGATTAGCAGGTCGATACGGAGCTAAAAAAGTAATTAAAGGACTAGCATCTAAAGCTCAAAAGAAAGCAGCTAAAGAACAGAATAAAGTTGTGAAGGAAATAAATAGTGCACCTAAACCAACTGGCGCTGCTAAAGTAAAAGCAGATAAAGCTAGGGATAAGTTTATGGATAAATTAAATAAAACTGAACCTGGACCTAAAAATAAACAGAATTTTAAAGAGAAGGGTACCAAGTTAGATAAGAAAAAGAAACCTAAAGGATATAAGAAAGGCGGAAGTATTGACGGGTGTGCAATTAAAGGACACACAAGAGCCAAAAGATAATGGCTGTTAGAAAGACGGCAAAAGGTGCATCACTTAAACGTTGGTTTAAGGAAGAGTGGAAAGACGTAAAGACTGGGAAAGCATGTGGTAGAAAGAAGGGCGATGGCCGTAGTACACCATATTGCAGACCGAGTAAACGGGTGTCAAGCAAGACTCCAAAAACATCTGGAGAAATGACAGCTGCACAGAAACGCTCTCGTATAGCGCAAAAGAATAAACTTGGACAACCTGCGGGTAAACCAAGAAGAGTTGCTGCTTTAAGAAGAAAGAAAGCAACAAAGAAAAAATAATGGAGGATAGTAATATGCATGAATTAGTAACAGTAGCCGCACCACTATGGCAATGGGCACTTGGTGTAGTTGTAGCATTATGGGTTTGGGAAACTTATCTCGAAAACGTATGGTACAAATTTAAAAACTGGATTATGAAAAAGTAAGGAGGTTATTATGGAAGTAATAGCAATTTTAGCATTAGTAGGTGGAGTAGGTTATGGCATGGAGCATGATTGGCAAGCAGCAAAAGCTTACAAGTCATACAAAGAATGTCGGACTGAAAATCCTAAATTTCATAACACAATGACACAATGGAAATATGATCCGTGTAATTTAGCGGCATACCATGTGAAGAAAGTGATGTAATGACGATAGTAACTCTACTGTATTTAAGTGGAGCTATCACAGGTACCGTGGTAGGGGAAGCGTACAAACCTCTATCACTACCTTTAAATAATAATGATAATAAAGAATGTACGACGTATTCAAAAAAAGTAAAAGAATATAACTTTGAAATAAATGACTATATTGAGAATGAAGTATCAGAGGAAAGATGTAATTGGAAACCACAAGACAGACAATAGTATCAATTATGGCTTTATTAGCAGCGTTTGTTGGTGGGGATTATATGGACTCAGTTGAGCCTACGGTACATACGCACGTGATATCAGAAGAATGCACTGTAATTAGAAACATTGAAAAGGAGATGTAATGACTACATCAGGAAAAACAACATTTAATTTAGACCTCAATGAAATAGTAGAAGAAGCATTTGAAAGATGTGGAGCTGAATTAAGAACAGGATATGACCTAAAGACTGCTAGAAGAAGTTTAAATTTAATGACAGCAGAGTGGGCTAACCGTGGTATTAACCTTTGGACAATTGAGGAAGGAAGCATACCACTAGAAAAAGGTGTGCAGTCATATGACTTACCTGCAGATACTATTGACTTACTTGAACAAGTTATTAGAACAGGAACTGGACAGAACCAAAGTGATTTAAGTATCAGTAGATTATCTACTTCATCATGGGGTTCAATACCTAATAAGAATAGTGAGGGTAGACCTAACCAGCTTTGGATAAATAGACAAGAAGCTAACCCTATTATTAATCTATACCCAAGACCAGACCAAGATGATGAATATACTTTTGTATATTGGAAAATGAAAAGATTAGATGATGCAGGTACTGGGATTAATACACAAGATATACCGTTTAGATTCTTACCTTGTATGGTTGCAGGATTAGCATATTATTTAAGCCTAAAAATACCAGGCGCAGGAGATAGAACGCAGTTTTTAAAAGCATCTTACGAAGAACAGTGGACACTTGCTGCAGATGAAGATAGAGAAAAAGCTGATTTAAGAATAGCACCAAGGGCTTACCATATATAATGAGTAGTAAATTTACAGGTGGTAAACATGCATTAGGTAATTGTGATGTTTGTGGGTTTCAGTTTAAATTAAATAAACTAAAAGACTTATTTATTAGAACTAAAGATTCTCATGTTAAGGCATGTGAAGAATGCTGGAACAGTGACCACCCTCAAAATATGCAAGGTATGTATCCTGTAAATGACCCACAGGCTGTACGTAATCCAAGACCAGATACAAACTTGGAAGAACAAAGAGATTATCAATGGGGTTGGCATCCTGTAGGACTTAATAATCCACTAGAGCTAGAAGGACTAGAGAACAAATTAGAAGGCAAAAGTCAAGTAGGAAATGTTACAATAACGATAACTTAGGAGAATTAAAATGGCAGAATATAAACAACCAAAAGAAGTAGCACTACCAAAACCTACAGAATACCCAGCTAGAAGACGAGGTAAGGTTTTTGGAACAATGATGGCTAACATCAATAGAGGACCAAACAAACTATCAGGCTATCCTGACACAGATGTTAAAAGAGATGGCGTAGAGACAAGAGGCAATGGTGCAGCAACTAAAGGTACAAAGGCTAGGGGGCCTTTAGCTTAATGCCCTATAAAAACCCTGAAGATAAAAAAGCTCATACCAAAGCTTGGCGACAAGCTAATAGAGAAAAACATAGAGCTAGTACTAAAGCTTGGTACGAAGCTAACAAAGAAGAGAAACTAGCTAAAAACAAAGCTTGGGCTCAAGTTAATAAAGATAAAGTAAATGCTTTTGCAGCAAAAAGAAGAGCGGCTAAATTAAATAGAACACCAAGTTGGCTGACTAAAGAAGATTTAGGTAAAATAAAAGAGCTTTACAAAGAAGCACAGAAATTAAGAGAAGAGACAGGAGAAGAGTGGCATGTGGACCATATTATTCCACTACAAGGAGAGTATATCTCTGGACTGCATGTCCCTGATAATTTGCAAGTGATAAGAGCAACAGAAAACAAAAGAAAACACAATAGGTACACAATATGACGTACACAGAATTAGTAGCAGCAATAGAAAGTTATACTGAAAATAAGTATACGAAAGATGATGTAGATAGATTCATCCAAAACGCAGAGCAAACTATTTATAACTCTGTGCAGTTACCTGACTTACGTAAAAACGTTATGGGTACTATGACTTCAGGGAATAAGTATTTTAGTCTGCCAAGTGATTGGTTATCTACTTTTAGTATTGCAATAATTAATGAAGATAATGAATATGTTTACTTACTTAATAAGGATGTTAATTTTATAAGAGAAGCCTGCCCACAGGTAGGAGTTGTTGGAGAACCAAAATTTTATGCAATATTCGACGAAGACTCAATGTTACTTGGCCCGACTCCTAATGCCGATTACATGGCTGAACTTCATTATTATTACTATCCTGAGAGTATTGTCACTGTCGGTAATACTTGGCTTGGCTCTAATTTTGATACTGCTTTATTCTATGGATCACTTCTTGAAGCAGCTGCTTTCATGAAAGAGGATGCAGATACTGTAGCTCAATACTCAAGTAGATATCAAGAAGCAATGGCGCTTTTACAGAATTTAGGTGAAGGTAAAAATAGACGAGATGCCTACAGAAGTGGGCAAGAAAGGATACCGGTAAGATAATGCAAAATATAGGAAAAATGACTTTAGGCACAGACTACAAAGTAATTACTTCGGAAGAAGGAAAAGGTCACACGCCCGAACAAGTAGCGGAGATGGCACTAGCAAAGATAATACATGTAGGCGAAGATGCTGACCCGTTAATACGTGAGCAAGCAGAAGCTTACAAACAAAACATTAGACTCGTTCTAGTGCAGTATATGAAAAAGGCAATCAAGTCTAATCATACAACAATTGCGAATAAACTGCGTGAAGCGGGACATTCAAATTTAATTAAACTTTTGGAGATATAAAAATGGCTATAACACAAGCAATGTGCACAAGCTTTAAAGTTGAAATACTGGATGGTATTCACGCTTTCGGTACAACTGTAGCCCGTGCAGATACATCGGCAGACACTTTTTACCTAGCACTTTATACTGATTCAGCTTCTTTAGATGCAAGTACTACAGCATACGAAACAGGTGGCGAGACATCAGGAACAGGATATGTAGCAGGTGGACAAGAATTAACAGCTGTCGCCCCAACATCATCAGGTACTACAGCGTATTTAGATTTTGCTGATGAAACATGGACAACCGCTACTATTACAGCACGTGGTGCTATGATTTACAACCAAACTCAAGGAAATAAAGCTGTTGCAGTTTTAGACTTTGGTGGTAATAAAACATCAACTGCTGGTGACTTTACAGTAGTATTCCCTACTGCAGATTCTGCTACTGCTATTATACGTATAGCGTAGTAGGAGCCTAAGATGGCTCGGTTTGAAGGATGGGGTTCAGGTTATTGGGGTAGAGGCTCGTGGGGGACAGGTGTAGATATAGCTGAACCTACAAGCGTATCTGCTACTGGACAAATAGGACGAGCTACAGTAGAGGCTGATGCCCCTGTAGTAGTTAGCGGACTAGAAGCAACCATTATCCTACGTGACGCACTTGTTGAAGCCGATAATAATGCGAACACAGGATTTGTAACTGGAACCGGTCTTGTAGGAGACCTCACTATGGTGGGGGAAGCAAATGTTTATCCTACAGGCGTATTTGCTACGGGTCAGACAGGAATGGCTGAAAGCAAAACTGTTAACTTAGTAGATGTTAGCGGGGTTGAAGGCACAGGATATATAGGACAAATAGAGCCCGATGCAAAAGCAACAGCGTTCCCATCAGGAGTAGAAGCGATTGGACACGTTGGAAACGGAAGATTTATTTTAGTCTGGGGCGAAATTGATACTAGCCAAGATGCTAATTGGAAAAGGATAGCGACATGATAATTAACGCAATTAAAAGAAATGATGGTAAAATATCAGATAATAGGAGAACTACAAAATGCCAAGTACTTATTCGCAATTAAAAAT